ACAAATATTCAGCCCAGCGGTTGGATACGTGTAAAAACGATTGATGAAAAAACAAATCTATTCCCAAATACAAAACATGAATATTTTACAAATGTTTCAGATATCACAAATCTAAAAAAAGATGACCTAAGTAATTATAAGATCGCATCATTTGATATTGAATGTGATAGTTTACACGGTGACTTTCCACAGGCACAGAAGGATTTTAAGAAGTTGAGTGCCGATATCTTTCATAGCATCCAAAGTATTCTTAAAAATATACCCGAATCCCGAAAAAAAGAATTTACAAATGATCTCGGTAAGAAAATATTTATACTATTGAAATCCGGATTTACAGGCATCGCTTTACGCGAAGGGATATGGAAATATAGTGATGTTAATCAAATTAAAATTATTAACGATGAAATACCCGCTTCCGATGAAATATATAATGCTATCGTTGAAGAAGTACGTCAAACTGATATCATTGAGAATATCAATAATTTAGATATCAAGACCAAAGAGCGCGAAGCAACGATTAATCTCTTACAAGAAATTATAAAAAAAGAATGTGATAAATATCTAATCGTTATTCAAGGTGATCCTATTATTCAGATCGGAACAGTTTTCTATGATTATAGTAGCGGTGATATATATCGTCATATCTTAGTTATCGGCAATGAAGATAATTTACCTGATAATGAAATATGTGATGAGATTGATGGTATTCATGTTGTCCAATGTAAGAATGAAAAAGAATTACTCTTGGGATGGAAAAATATTATCAAAAAAATGAATCCAGATTTTATTACCGGATATAATATCTTCGGTTTTGATTTTAAATATATCAATGACAGAGCAGAAATATTATTCCCCTGTAACGATCGTTGTAATTCGCCTTGGTGGCACGGGAAGGGATGTAAAATGAAGGAATTTTTAAATTTCGGTAAAATTGATACGACACAGTTTAAAGCAAAAGATCATAAATTTAAAAAGTGCAATATAAGAAAACAACAACTAAGTAGCTCAGCATTAGGTGATAATACTCTTAATTATATTACTATGGATGGTCGTATCTTATTTGATATCCAAAAAGAAGTTCAGAAAGGTCATAATCTTGAATCATATAAACTTGATAATGTCGCCTCTCATTTCATGCGAGGAAAACTTAAAAGTATCAAAGAGAACGTTATCATCGTATCGGATACAGGTAATCTAAAAGATCACGATTTTATTTCATTTAGAACACATAGCAATATTGGTGAAGAATTATTCAACGATGGCAATAAATATGAAATTTCATCTATCAAAGATAAAAGTATTACACTCGTAGAAACGATAATCTTAAATCTGGATGATTATCATAAAGTAGAATGGTGCTTAAATAAAGACGATGTATCTGTCCAAGATATCTTTGATAAACATAAATATGGAGGACCATCTGGTCGCGCAGAAGTCGCTAAATACTGTGTTCAAGATTGTGAATTATGTATTAATCTATTGCTGCTACTAGATATTATCCCAAATAATTTAGGTATGGCGAATGTATCATCTGTCCCAGCATCCTTTATCTTTCTAAGAGGTCAAGGGGTAAAGGTTACATCTGTCGTCTCAAAAAAATGTTTAGAAAGAAATACAAGAATCCCCGAACTCAAAAAAATACCTAGACTCAATGATTATATCAAAATGTATAATAATAATTTACCTAAAGAAGATATCTTGAATCAAATCATCAAAGATGAAACAAATGATGGAGAAGAAAAATATAAAAAACCAAAAGATTATGAATTAGAAGAATGGTATGCCCGAATTATTATGCAAGCCGAAAAAGGTATTGATGGGTTTGAGGGTGCTATCGTATTAGATCCAAAACCGGGTATCTATTTAGATGATCCTATTTCAGTTCTTGATTATGCTTCTCTTTATCCTTCGTCTATCATTGAAAAGAATATTTCTCATGAAACTCTTATTGAAGATGTTTCATTATTACCTCATATCGGAAAAGATAATTATGATACAGTTCATTATCAAAATTGGCAATATGTCAGTACCGGCAAAGGCGATACAATTGAGAAGCAATTAGGAGACGGTCAAACAACATGTCATTTCCTAAAGAAAGAATTTATGAAAGATAAAAATCTTATTGATAATTTATCAGAAGATGAAGAACCATTGGGTATTGTCCCCGCTGTATTAAAACACCTGCTTGACGCGAGAAATGCCACTAAAAAAAGAATGAAGAAGGAACCAAATGAATTTAAGAAAAAAGTATTAGATGGTCTCCAATTAGCATATAAAGTCACCGCGAACAGCGTTTATGGTCAATTAGGTGCTAAAACGAGTACTATTTATAAAATGAAATTAGCAGCATGCACCACAAGTGTCGGGAGATCGCGTATTGATGATGCTTCTTATGGTGTAAAAGATTGGGCCGAGAAGAAAGGTTATCCTGAACCCGATGTAATTTATGGAGACACAGATTCTGTCTTTGTTAAATTCAGTCGTATCAAAGATGGAAAACTCTTAACAGGTAAAGAAGCCTTAAATCACTGTATTCAGTGTGGCATAGAATCCGGTGATTATATTACGAATGGTAAATTAGTAGTTGATAACGTGGATGGTTCACAAGATGAAGAATATTATGATCCCATACTATGTAAACCCCAAGATTTAGAATATGAGAAAACATTCTGGCCTTTCATTCTTATCTCTAAGAAAAGATATACAGGGGATAAATATGAATTTGATATAAATGATTGTAAACGCACCTCCATGGGTATCGTATTAAAACGACGTGATAATGCTCATATCGTAAAACATGTCTTTGGAAACGTAATTGAGAAAATTATGATTGATAAAGATTTTAAATTAACTTTAGATTGGTTAACACAAACTCTTAAAGAAATTAGAGAAGGTGAATTTCCTCTACGATATTTTGTAATTACAAAAGCATTAAGAGGTTATTATAAAAATCCACAAAGTATTGCTCATAAAGTATTGGCCGATAGAATGGCCGAAAGAGATCCAGGTAACAAACCCAAATCAAACGATAGAATTCCGTATGCTTATATTGATAAAGGCAAGACCAAACAAATTATCGGTTATAAAAAGATTACCGAAAGAAGGGTTATCGGTGAATTTAAAAACGGTAAACCTAAATATAAAAACTTCCAGATAGAGGATTTGACACAACCGAAATATAAAAAGATAACTATTCTACAAGGTGATCGCATTGAACACATTGATTATATTAAAGAACATCATGATGATCCCAATTGTCAGATAGATTATGAATTTTATATTACGAATCAGATTATGAATCCTGTCAAGCAAGTCTTAGACTTAGAAATGAACAAAGAAGAAACTATTAAAATATTTCAGTAATAATATTATTGATAACAAATCATATATTAAATTTAATTCTGTAATTTTTTTTTCTAAAGTAAGGTATAAAAATAATATGGGAGGTGGATTAATGCAACTTGTAGCTTATGGCGCTCAGGATATTTACTTAACCGGTAACCCGCAGATTACTTTCTTCAAGGTTGTCTACAGACGACACACGAACTTCTCTATGGAGGCTATTCAGCAGACTTTTAATGGGTCAGTTGGAACTGGTTCATCTACGGTTACCGCGACCATCTCTAGAAATGGTGATTTAGTTAGCAGGTTGTGGTTAGATGTCTTAATGGATGAACAAGCGGCAGGTACGGGGGGGACCACGGCAAATTGGATTAATAATACCGGTCATGCTTTTGTCAAAGATTGTGAAATTGAAATCGGGGGTCAGAGAATTGATAGACATTATGGTCATTGGTTAGATATCTGGAATGAATTAACTGATCATGATGAAAAAGAATGGATCGGTCTTAATAAACATGCGGCGAAGGATGCTTATTTAAAATCTGATGGTCTGGATGGCACCAACACCGCGCCCAGGTTATATGTTCCTCTTCAGTTCTGGTTCTGTCGTAATCCTGGTCTCGCTTTACCTCTGATTGCTCTTCAGTACCATGAAGTGAAAGTGAAATTAACGACGCGGGCAATGGGAGCTCTTGTTGTAGGTAATTACGCGGCCGGTGTAGGCGCAGTTAAACCTACCGAAGTTAACCTATGGGCGGATTACATCTACTTAGATACTGATGAGCGCCGTAGATTCGCTCAAGTTTCTCACGAATACCTTATTGAGCAGCTTCAGAAAGAAGAAGGCACCGACAAGACGACCATGAAACTTAATTTAAATCATCCAGTCAAAGAGTTGATCTGGGTCAATCAAGACGTGACCGTACTGACCGAAGGGGATAACGGTGCCGCCGGTTCTGATGTATCTTTAAATCTCGGGGGTGCTGCCATGACCATTGCTAATGATTTCTTTAATTATGAAGGTGCTGCCGCCGCGACGACGGAACGAATAGCAGGTGTAGATTCAAACGAAAGTTTTGGTACTATGAAACTCCAACTTAACGGTCACGATCGCTTTACGGAACGCAATGCTTCCTATTTCAGAACTTGTCAACCTATTCAAGCTGGTCATAAAGTTCCGTCTAAACATATCTACTGCTATTCTTTCGCCTTAAAACCGGAGGAACATCAACCATCGGGAACCTGTAATTTCTCCAGAATCGATAATGCGCAAATGGTATTTGGAGGTGCGACTGCGCCTACCGGAACTCTCACAGTTTATGCCATCAACTACAATGTCCTCAGAATCATGTCGGGTATGGGTGGCTTAGCTTACAGCAATTAAGTAAATTAAATAATTATCTTTTTTATATAAAAAAATAAATAATCTTAAAAATATTTTAAAAATCTTTAATTATCATAAAAATAATTAAAATTAAAATTAATCAACTTCATCCATAGAATTATCTAATACTGGTTCAGGTAAAACAGGATCTTTATCTTGTAACTGACTTAATATTTCCGAAACATTATGTTCTGTAATATCAATTTCTTTTAATTCTTCTAAAGACCAACAATCGCGCTCTTTAGAAAGATCAATAATTTGTTTAACATTTGAATAATAATTGGTGATTCAGAGTTAGATTCCATATTTTAATATTATATGAAATAATTTTTTAAATAGAATTTATAAGAAGAATAATAAAATAATGATATAATTAATCAAGCAAAAACAGCAGCATTAGTTCCGTCAGGGTCTATGGATACTAAACGACCAGTAGCTAAATAAATAGCATTGGTACCATCTGGATTACCTACATAAGTTAATGTTATAATACTCCCGGCCCCGCCAGCGTGATCGGCTGCTTGTCTAAGAACCACACTATTAATCCCCGCGTCAGTACAGTTGCCAGCAAAATCCATGTTATTTTCATCGCGCGCGGCGCCATCAGTGTTTTGGCGATTCGCCAAGGAAATAACATCAGCAGCAGTGACATGTATAACATCAACTACACCGAGAATTTTATCAGCGGCGGCAGTCGTAATAGTAAAACCAGTCGCGTGCGTGCTCCCTCTTGTAATAACAAAAGTAAAAAAATCACCACTTTTTATACCCGCTCCAGCTGTAGGTAATGTAATTGTCATATTATTGGCAGCGACGTTGGCCGCGGCATCAACGGCGCAGAAATGAATACCATTCGGTTTAAGATCGGCGGCGGCGGTGGCGCCGCCCGCTGCTGTTGAAGTAATTAGTTTATATCCAGCAACTTTTAATAAATTACCACCCTGCATAAAAGTTGAAGAGACCTCTAAATTCTGAAAATTTCCATCTTTTAAGCATCCAACTTCTCCCATATTATTTTTATACCTTACTTTAGAAAATAATTTTAGAGAAATTAACTTACAAATAATTTAAGATTCATCATTATAATTAATTAATTAACTCTCAATTTTCTAAGATAACTTTTTAAGATACATCAAAAATTTAAATTAGCGGAAAAATTAATTAGTTTAATTTCACCAAATTTTTTTTCTAAAGTAAGGTATAAAAATAATATGGGAGGTGGATTAATGCAACTTGTAGCTTATGGCGCTCAGGATATTTACTTAACCGGTAACCCGCAGATTACTTTCTTCAAGGTTGTCTACAGACGACACACGAACTTCTCTATGGAGGCTATTCAGCAGACATGGAACGGAACATCCGATTCCTTAACAGCTGGACGTTGCACTGCAACTATTTCTCGCAATGGTGATTTAGTTCACCGTATGTATTTAGAACTGGAATTTGATGGAATGAACACCACGCCGCAAAATCCTATGGCTGCTGGAATAACCGATATTGAACTTGAAATTGGTGGTCAGAAGATAGATAAACAGTCTGGAGAATGGATGAATACATGGGTTCATTTGAGTGAACCTAATGATTCTGCTCATGTAGGTGCCACAACAGGCGACGGCGCCGCATTAGGGTGCACCCCCTTTCAACATATGAGTGGCATGGGGGGGATAATCGCCACAAACGTCAGGCAATTATTCTTTACACCACTCCAGTTTTGGTTCTGTCGCAATCCAGGCCTTGCTTTGCCCTTAATCGCCCTTCAATACCACGAAGTCAAAGTTATATTAAATTATCAGTGGGATAGGGTCGACGATGCCGTCCCTATCTACAACAAGTTATGGGCTGATTACATTTACCTTGATACTGACGAACGCCGTAGATTCGCTCAGGTTTCACACGAATACCTGATTGAACAAGTCCAGGTTCAAGATTTCGGAGCCGGAGCAGGTGCCAAAGATTTAAATTTTAATCATCCTGTAAAAGAACTAATATGGGTTGTGGGGTCGGACGTCGGAGTGAACGTCTCAATTGGTGACTCTACACAAGCAGCTGCCGCGAACAGGGGGACTTACCAGCTTAAACTAAACGGACACGACCGTTTTGCAGCACGTGATTTCAGATATTTCTCTAAAACTCAGGTACATTCCTATCACACGGGACCAGGTGGTATGACGGCTCTCGCTGGCACCGCGAACAAAGGAGCATCTGGGCAAGCGAATGATGGAATCGGTGTTTATTCATTCGCTCTCAAACCCGAAGAGCATCAGCCTTCAGGTACTTGCAACTTCTCTCGTATTGATAATGCTCAGTTAGTATGCACTACCGGTTGCACGGCAACACGTGTTTATGCTGTCAACTACAATGTTCTCCGTATCATGAGTGGTATGGGTGGCTTAGCATACTCTAATTAAAGTATTCATAACTAAATTCTAATTTTATCTTGATTAATTAAATATTTTATCTTACAAAA